GACCATCAACTTTTGCACCGAACATTTTACTAAGAAAACCTTTCTTCTTTGCCTTTTCTTTTTCTTTACGTTTCTTTGTAAGTGGACCCATATCATCTGGATCGTTTGCTGCTTGGCGAGCTTTAAGTTTATCTATTTTATCTTGAGCCAACGGTGAGGGTTTACGAGGTTTGTTCCATTTCCCACTCTGACTTCTTGTTCCAAAAACAGAATCATAATCATCAGCACTTGGCATTTTTGGTTTATCATCACCACCATCTCTATCAAAATCACCACCACCCAGCTTAGCGCCTGAGTCTTTTTTACTATCATCACCCTTTTCAGCATCAGCTGATTTTACATATTTGCCAGAGTCGGTCTTGTTGAATACAGTAGCTTTTTCATCATCCTCTTTACCTTTCTCTTTATACTTACCATATCCAATATGGACGTATTTATCATCTTCAGCTTCGATAATTAATTTCGTTATTTGTGATAGTTTCATTTATCTTTCTCCATCATAATTTCGGTTTTAAGACTTTCCAATTGTTCTATCCATTGGTTAAGCCTTCTTAACATATAATTCTTTGTTACCTCTTTACTCTGTATCTCTATTTGCCACCGTTTTAACAATGTAGATATACTGAAAAGAGTATCCATATAGGATTTCTTTTTATCTTTAAATGCCATAGCGAGTACTTATTGTAACTGACCAACTTTGTTTGCTAGCTTAACTAACCTCTCACTTATTTTATTTAAAGCCTTATGTGTATTTTTCCAATATGACTGTGAATTGACATTCAATTCATTTTTTAGTTTAACATTCATTTTGACAAGCCCTTCCAAACTATTCAACCCGTCACGAACTTCTCTCATTGAGTGTCCAATTTTTTGTTTAGGTGTCAATGACTCATCATTTCTATAATCATGATACCTTCCTTCCTTAACTACATTATATCCCGTAGAATTAGTAGAAATTTCCTTCTTTTTCTTCTTTTTATTTCCAAAGGCATATGGAGTTTTCGGTGAACCTTCCCCACCTTCCATATTACCAGTAACGGTAGCCTCTTCAAGCTCTTTACGGACTAATTCGCGAATAATCTCTTTGAGTTTATCCATTTTTGACATTTTTAAGCTCCTTAACTAATTGATAATAGCGCATTAGTGTAACTACTTGCTTGTCCTCAACGATTCTACCTTTCATAAGGGTATCTGCTTGATTTACAGCTTCGTTTAGCTTTATTTTTGTAACTTTATCATCAACTGAAGGTAAAAATGATTGGAGTTTAGATTTTACCTTTACAGTTTCCGATTCAATGAATTCTTTCAAAGAATTTGTGTTAGAAATGTTGTTTATATACTCTCTGAGTAATGTTTTTTGTTCTTTACTTAAAGAACTGTATTTTTTATTGAATTTTTCGACTAAAATACCATATGCCAGTAATCTCAAGTCTTTTTCTTGTTTTTTATAGCCTTCGGTAATAGCTTTTTCTTTCTTTTTATTAGAAATTGTCTTTCTTGTAATATGCTCCACTATCGTAAAACGATTTTCAGTTTTTTGAGCTGGGCTTTCATTTAGATTGGAATTAAAAAGCTTAAAAATTGAAGCATTTACTTTATAGTTTGGAATTCTAGCCATGAAAAAATCGGTCACGTCATAATTTTTCTTAATTTCTTTAATTAAATTATATTTCTCTCTTTTTAAAGAAGTTTCTTTTAATTTTTTACGAGCATCTACAACCGCATCCACTAAATGATTAGCCTTATTTTCAGATTTATAATTTTCGGTAGTCAATACTTTATATAATTCGTATTCCCTGCCCAATTGGGTTTTCTTATTAAAAAATTCTTTAAGAATATTAGCTGCCTGAGCTTTTTTATTGTTATTCAGTACATCAACCGTAATTTGTCTTGTCAGCAACTCAAATAAAATTCCAGTATTACGGATTTTAGAGTGCTTTTTGTTTGAACTCATATTAAACTCCAATCATTTATACAATTCTTCATATATAAATATATGATTAATCAATTTTTGTTAGTATTAACAGTAGATACTTCAGTATTATACTCTTCTTCAACCTCACTGGATTCAGATAATAAAGATTTAGCCCCTGTACCCATGTGTTTAAATAATGTTTCATAGTGCGCAGAAGCAACAGCCCCATATGATGTCTTTTTATCATGTGCGCCTAGTGGATCTCTGCCCCTCGCACCACTATCCTTACTATATTTATTAGCTTCTTTAGGACGACCAGCACCTGGCTGTCCACCTTCTTCCGAACCGCCCTCATCATCTAACTCGTGACCAGTTCTTCCCATAGCTTGATCTGATGGTGTTCCTTGCGATTGACCACTTTTAGCAGGATCGTTACCTTCCATTTCAATTTGTGAACGTCTAAACTTAGTTTTATAATCAAATGTCACCTGTTCATCCATTTCTTTAATTTCTTCTTCTGTAAAATTGTAAACATTTTTATAAATCCATTCCGAAGAAAGTATCCCGTCACTTATCATAGATGAAGCTAAAGAGGTTTTTTCATTCCACAACTCAATTTTTTCTTGTTCGTAAATTGTAGATGGATTTGTTAATTGTAAATCAAAATTAACTAACTCTTGATCTCTATATCCTTGAGCATACAAATGAACTACAGCAATCTTAGTTAATTCACTAACTACGATTCTTTGTATTCTTTCGATTGTTCTGGCAAACCTAACATCCTCAGCAGCTAACGTAGCTTTAGAACCCAATCCTTCCTCATATCCTAAGAAAGCCTTTGGAACCCTGAGAGATGCTAGTAGTTTATTTTTCAAATATTCAATATCTTCAACCGCTTCATAAGTTAAACCTGATAAAGATTCGATAGCAGTTCCACTATCACCACCACGAACTGGTAAGAAGAAATCTTCTGTTAAGTTTTGTATATTATAACGTAAATTATAATCACCCGTCTGCTCGTCAATAACAGGAGCCTTCTTCATCTTATTAACTACTTGTTGCATATAATTGTCAACCTCAGCAGGTGGTATGTTTCCAATATCTAATTTAAAAATTCTTTTTTCTGGAGCCCTCATGATTCTATGAATTAACATAGCATCTTCCATCAACATTAATTGCTTCCAAACTTTTCTTCCAGCTTCCATCATAGAACGACCATAAGGTACTAAATTAGCATCTGAAAGTAGTCTAAAGTGTGCTATTTCATAATTCTCAAAAGTCAACTCTTTTTGTTTTCTTACAGTATGACGATTCGCATCTGTATTTGGTGTTAGTAAAAATTGAACATTTTGTGGATTATCTTCATCATGCCCTTCAAGCCTAGCTATATCATAGGCAGACAATGGCGCTACATTAACAATACCATACTTATCAGCAATCTCTAATTGTAAAAAGAAATCACCATACTTATTCATATTACGAATCCAAGGCCAAAGGTTAAATTCGATATTTATAACATCATAAAAAAGATTATGTAAAATATCATAGATATTATCATTATCAGTTTTTATAGATAATATCTCACCATACTCATTTTTCATAGTGGATTCGTCTGAATATATATCCAATGCTGAAGCAACTATAGCATCAGAATCCATTGATTCATAATCTTTAAATAATCCCAATCTTAATTGTTGTTGATATAATTGATCACCATATCCCCATTGTCCGGCAGAGCCTCCGCTACCATATATTTTTTGGTATCTATCAACTAAATTAGTTTGGACATAGCCTTGTAATTTTCCCGTATCTACAACTTTGAGTTTTCTACCACCAATGTTTCTAACAATTGTATTTGTAGAAAATAACCGTTTTAGTCTTGAAAATATGTCTTTTTGTGCCATTTTTTACCTCTTATTTAATTAACCAATCTAATGATTCTTTTTCTCCATTAGGACCTATATCCCAATCCCAAGAATCATTTTCATAGTTTGGTTTTATTGGTATCATTTGCGATGATACACCACTTAAAGTTCTCTTAGTTAATTCTATACCCTCTGCTCTTAACCTTAATGCAGTATCTCTTACCCAAAGAGTCAAAGCAAAACTCATTACTAAGTCATCATTATATCCCTGCATCGCTTCAGCTTTATTATTGTTATATATAAATACAAAAAGTTCATCAATTAATCTATTTGAACGAACAATTACTGACTTTTCTCTGAAATATTCCTCTAATTTAGATATAACTAATGGTCTTGTTTTCATTGTCATACTAAATCCAGCCACCATATTCCTATCTGATATTCTATATTTATTAGACATCTGATGTTCTGTATCTACATACTTTAAATCTTTACTCATATAAAATAAGTTCTCATAACCCCTATCAATACATTGTTGGAGAGCTGCCCAACCTATATTGTTATTCTCCACTACCAATAAAGCATTATTATATTCTGTGGCAACATTTACACATAAGTTACCAAAATCTTTAGTAGATATTCTACCCTTATATTCTGCAACTTGTTCCATAGACTCTATTTCCATAACGTGAAAAGCAGAATAATCTGTACCATCTCCTCTACTAACGTCAGCACTCAATACATAATCTTTTGTATAGTTTGGCGGTTGCCATACCCAAAGGTTACTATCTATTCCTCTTTTTTCTAATGGATCTTGTACATGCGTTTCTCTATACTCCTCTAATATAACACCATCAATAACAGATTGTCCAGAAGTAATAAAGTCACAATCACATTCCTGTGCAGCTAGTGACGGACCTAATAATTTATCTTGTTCGGCTCTCCACTCATCATCTCTTTCGGGATGTAAATTCCAATGTAATCTGATAAAGTTCCAATCATTTGTTCCATTTTCAGCACCTTCCCAAGTTTTGTGAAACCAATTACCAACACCATTGGGTGTAGAAAGTGCAATACATTGACCACCAGTAGATAGTGTCTGTGAAGCAGCAGCCCATATCGTTTCAATCTTATCAATAAAAGCAGCCTCATCCAATATTAGTAATGATAGAGCTTCTGACCTACCAGCTTCCTCACCACTAGCAACTGCTTTTACTTGAGAACCATTTATATATCTCAACGACAGTTTGTTATCCTCAACACACTTCTGCTTTAACCAATTTGGTAAATTAGCATGCATTACTCGAACCTTAGTAACCAAATTCTTAGCAGTATCCTGTTTAGTGGCAATTACCAATATATTTTTATCACCATGAAAAGTCATCATCCATAAAGAGTATCCAGCAGTTAACGTGGACAACCCTAATTGTCGAGCTTTGAGTATGACATTAAATCTATGTTCTTCAAAAATCTCTAATGATTTTTCTTGGTATTCATAAAGATGAAAAGGAACTTTACCTTTCATCGGATGTTGAACAACACAATACTTTTTCATAAAGTATGTTGGATCTTGAGCGCATTTCACATACTCTTTTTTAATGACTTCTTTTAGTGGTGCAGGTTTCATTATATCTTTCCTAAAATAAATCCTATCCCTAACCAAAGATACTGATTCTGATACCACTTGGGTTGAAGTGTTTTTATAAGTTCTTCGTTTGACTTATCACGTGCTTGTAATAATTGAATCTGCTTACTTTTTGCTTCTGATAAAATTGATTCTACTTTAGAATATTCTTCTAATTCCGTTATCAACTTTTCACCATCAGCAATAACAACTTTCTGAGATTCTATTAGTGAATCTGCTTTAGCTAATTTACCTTCCCATTGAGCATCACGAGCTTTCAACATTTCTAATGCTTCATCATAAGTAAATGTTTTTGGTGTCTTTCCATCTTTCTTTATATCTTGCCCATCTGCCATTGATAAAGCAAAAAAGAATATCAAGAAATATTTTAATATTTTCATACTAATCCCCATTTACTCTTTTGTCTTTAAAAGGTAAATTGTAGCACTAGAAGCAGCAGTTATTTTCTGTAAAGAAAATTCGTATACTACACCAGCAGTTAAATTTTCGGCTGGTATCGTTCCACCCCCTGATAAATGAAATACTGCGCTACCATGAGTTTTTACTATCGCAGCATTCCAACCATAAGCTGAACCTGTATAAGCAGTCATTCCATCTGCTACAGTTGTAGTAGCATAAAATTTACCTGGATGCCCTCTCTTTTGAAAGTCATCGTAATTTGACGGTGATTCATGCATATCTGACATTTTATTTCTCCCTATTTTTTAGCAAATTGTCTCAAAAAATCTTCAGCTGATTCGACTTCATCGTTTTCATAAGCCTCTTCCATTTTTTGAGTTTTCTTTTTGCTATTAGTTAATTTTCTTTTTAAATTACCAACTTCTTTTTTAGAAGCAGTTTTTGCAACCTCTAATTCTTTAATTTGTTTTTCAACTTTCTTTTCTTCTTTTTTATTTTCTTTGATGACCTTTTTAAGTTCTTTTACTTTTTTACTTTTCGTAGCATTAACTGC